AGTTTGATTCGCCTCCTACTGGAGCATTTAAAGTTGGTAACATAATTGATTTGGATTTATTGATTAAAAATTAAAGTGATTTAAACATAATGTGTGATGCCTGTTCTAACTTAGCCATAGCCTTATCGAATGCTAAAATATATTCGTCATTAGATACTGCAACATAGTCACGATAGATAAGAGGTACATTGTGATACTCTTCTTTGTGGAATTGTCGAGCCATAACGGCACAATTAGAATCGCATCGGGTAAAGATACCGCTATAGCAACCATCAGTTACTACAGATACCATTGAGCCGTTCAAATGGTCGTAATGAAAATAGGTGTTACCTTCTTGAAGTTTAAAAATAGTTGATGTGTTCATAGTACACGAATTTAAAATGATTGATTAGAAATGATTAGTTGATTAAAAAAATGGAATGTATTGTACCATATAGTCACCTTCCCAAATTACGATGGAAGGATTCTCAGACTCTATGTATTCAGACTTCTTGGTGGTAAGGTAGATATCAGCACACATTTTAGCATCTTTTAATAGTCGATGTGTAGATATTGACTCTGATGTTGTGTTGGTTTCGATTGTGATTTGAAATTGATTGTGCATTGTGATTAAATTTAGAGATTCAGTAAAATAAGTATAGGGAGGTCTGAGCCTCCCTTAATTGATTATTCAAATGTTATTTCAATAGTTTCTACATATTCGCAATTAGAAGGCGAACAAGTATTGTGTGCTACAATTTTGTTACAAGAATGTTTGCTTGTATACAAGTCAGCTAATTGTGTACCAATTGTACTTTTAAATGTACCAGTTAAAACATTTGCGTTTAATTCAGAAACAATTCTGTTAGAATTTTCTGTAGGCTTGAAAGAATTAAATAATCTCATTGTGTTTGATTTAGTGAGTAAGTAAATATTTTGTGACTTATTGATAGGCAAATGTAAAACTATATTTTGATTCTGCAATACCTCTATCAAAATAAACACAATTATTTTTAGTCACATTACGTAACTGATTGATTTTGTGATTGCCTAATTTCAATTATTTTATTTGACTGCTCAATCCAATACCTAATAGTACACCTACACCTACCTTGAATGCAGTAGATTGATACCACTTAGGCTCTCTCTTAACGTATATGTTAGATAGGTTACTGATTGACATAGTTGGATTATCAATGTGTAATCTAACTACACTATCTGTTTTTCTCAGTAAACGATTAATAAGACCATCTCTTAACGTATCTCCTACCGAATAGGTCAAAGTACCACTTGATACGATTGAGTCTATTACGAGCGTTCCTAATGAGTCAATCTTACCATCTATTGAATACCACTCACTATAATCTGAGAACTCAACTGGTAACTTAATGTAACTGGTTGAATCAATCGTAATAGGTTCAGCAAGTTGTATCTTAGTTTCTACCTTAGTCTTATATTGAATCTTGACCACCTCTTTAGGGTTGCGAATAGCAAGTAACTTAATTGCCATATCCCTTGAATCAATCTCACTCTGATAGTTTACCGCTTGACTAATCAATTTACTTGAATCTGCCATGTGCTGCACCTTATAATTTTGCACCTCTTCTTTCATCTTACGATAGTCAATAGTAAGTTGACCATTCATGCCACAAGTATGAATGAAGATAAGCAGCATAATAATACTACCTACTATCATTAGCACCTTATCAATTGAGTCAAATTTACTTTGTTGCATAACCACCAATTAACTTAATGAATTTCTCCCATTTTAATTCAAAGCATGACTTATCTCTTAGGTTACTTCTAAGTACATTCTTAGCTACATAGATTGGCATTTCACGTTCAGTTACATAATGCTTAACCACATTAAGCAATCTTTCATCTGCTTCGTCTTCGTCCATTGGTAGCATACAATCTCTCATAGTTGCCTTGTTGCTTTTTTAACCAATAGATGTACTGCTAAGTCTAACCTCTTCATTGAGTCATCAACCATCTTTAATAGTTCAGTTTGCTCTGCATCATCCATCTTACCATCTTTGTCAAGTAACAACTTAACAACACCAGCTACTGAGGTCAATGGTTGCCTTAATTCATGGCTCAACATAAATCTGAACTCTTCAAGTAACTGCTTTTGTTTCTCATGTTCGTGAGATGTTATGCTGGTAACATCAGTAATTTGGAATCCAACAAAGTGTAAACTACCAAGTATAGCGTAGCAGTTCCACAAGTTCCATCTTAACCCACTATTTTTCTGCTTTGTCCTTGCATAGATTCTAACTGGGTTAGGTGTATTCTCAATGGCTCTCTTAACAGATGCTACATAATCATCTAACTCAGTATCATCTGAGATTATATCACTTACCTTTTTAGGTTTGATATGGCTACAATACTCTTTGAATAAATCATTAGACCTTAATATGTCACCTTCATAGTCAGCAACTACATACAACAAGTCAATAGAATTGGCTAAGATGTATCGTGTTGACATTCTCTAACTCTTAACTATCTTATTAATCTTACCTATCATTTCTGCCCAAATAAAAACACTACGATATAGCCATATAGAAGTAGCTAATAACATTAACATCATTACAATTGAGTTTGATAAGTCACTATATAAGTAGTCTTGAACCATCTTATTTTTACATTTTTGTATAGAATAAGGTGTAAGTTCAAACTTTTCACCCTTAATTAACCACTTAGCATCACATGGCTGTATAGTATCTGATGCTCTAAATGGTATTACTGGTGTTGGTTCAACTATTACCTCAACAATTGGCTCAAATTTAGTTAATTTTTGGTCAACATATAGCGTTTCACCCCATTGATTTTGATAGAGATACATAGAAGTATCTCCCATGTAGTGATTTATAAAGTTAAATGGCTCAGATTTCTTGATTTCCTTACGAATAACTACATAGGTAGTATCATAAGTAATCTTAGAAATGGATTGAATGGTATCTTTTACACCATCAGTCATTGTTACCCCCTTTCTCAGTTGGTTTCCACACCCATTTCAAGGTAACAACCGCACCAATGATATAGGCAAATGACTCTTTATCTATCTTCTTGGTGAAGAATAGCCAAAAGCCTATAACAGATATGAGTGAACCTATAGTTAAATGCCAGTACACCATAAGTAAGTCAGCTATTTGTTTGAATTTCTTAGGGTCGATAGCCATATTCACTATACGACCACCTTAAAATATAGTTCTGCTTCTTTTGCTCTTCTTTTGACCAAACCTTTCAACACCTTACCACCTCCCTTATTCCATTTAGCAAACTCTAAGGCTATATTAGGGTCATTAGGGTTGCTAAGTACCTTTTTGAGCAAGGTAGATGAACCTAATGCACCTAAACCACAATTAAAGGCAAATGATACAAGTGCATCAAATTGATATTGTGTTAACTTGACTGACTTAGTGTACTTAGATACGTAAATGTCGAAGTCTTTGAGGGTTGCAATGAGTAATTGTTCAGCCTCTTCTTTGTCTCTTAGCACATCTCCCATCTTAACATTAGATTTATCAGGATAGAAGGTAGAACCATAACCAATAGTAGCAACATTAGCACTACACTTGTAGGCATTCAATCTAAGACCTTCAAAGTCTTTGATTAATTGTAGACCAGTCTTACTTATGTTCATCTTTTATAGAGTATGAGTCTGATGCCGTTGTTACTTAACTTCATATTGCAGCATTACGTATAAGAATTGATATAGATATGCAGATGTTGTTGATTCAACTGAAATAGCTATTTTATTAGTTGCAGTATCAGCACTTAAACTCCAATTAACTAACTCTGAAATAACTCCATTGTATGCAATTATTCCGAAAGCATCTTTAACATTGGTGAAATCAGATGCAATTGGTAATGAGAATTGAAAATTTGCTTGTGTTTCTCCTGTATCAAGTTGAACATCAATTATCAATGAGCAAGTGACAATGCTGCCAACCCTTGAGTAGTTTGCTCCTAGTATTTGAACAACTTCGCTATACGTTTCACCGCTAACAACTGGAGTCCAATTGCCGCTGCTTACGATGTTGCCAAGTTCAATCTGCGAAGATGTTCCTTGAGGGGATTGCGTTGTGTTGCTCACATCCACAATGTAGAGCAAGTCATCACTTGCCGCTGAGGTGATTGTTGTTAAGTCGGTAATTTTTACTCCTGCCATGATGTTAGTTGTTTAAGATGTAGTTAACTGCCTCAGCTGAGGTCGAGAATTTAATTGCATTGATTGTGAACTGCTCGATGTTAATTAGGAACACCCCGACATTAGTACCTAAGTGCAAGGTAAAATCATCAACCACTTCGCACAATTCCACTTGCGATGCGATTGCTCCAAGTACCGATGTTGTAAAGGTAACAAAGCCACCTTCAAGAGTTATGTCTATCATTGTGTTTCGATTAATATAAATCCATCTGGATTAAAAATTCCAGAGGTTATAGATTGATAAGTGTATGTATCGAATGAGTAATCATCGGGAATAATATAAACATTATCATCTATGCTCATTTCTTCGTAAGCTACTCCATAGCTTATTATTTTATCTTCTTGAGGTGAAAATAATCCTTTCATTATGCGTAAATTATTTTATTTATTGAACCATTATTTGTAGAACCAACAACATATAAAGTTTTATTAGCTTTATCATTTGCAATATAATTAATTGAATTTGAACTTATTGCTGTTATTGTAATAGTTTTAATCATTAACAAAGTTGTTAAATCAAAAAGAGAAAGTTTTAATGTTGCGGTTCCTGAAAAACTACTAACAACAAAAAGTAAATTTTCAGTTTCATCAAAATCAATATAATAAGGATTAAATATTCCATCAATTGTAGTAGATAAAGTTATTGTTGTTCCTGTAGTTGGTGTAAATAAATAAACTCTATTATTACCACCTGATAATGTAACAATTCTATTTAATGAAGGAATGTATTTTATAGAAGTTGATGCAAATGCAGTTGTTGGTGCATAAGCTAAAGTATTTGTGGTTTTATTAAATCCAAAAACACCCGTAGTAACCGTTCCAACTAATAACCCTGATTGCGCTCCCGAAGTAACTAGAACAAGTTCGCCGCTTCCCGAACCCCCACCAATAGCAACTCCCGTTCTTACGTAAGTTGTGGCATTTATAACATTCATTGACCCTGCAATGTATGCGTAAACATTACCCGTAACGCTTGAATCATCGTAAACACCTCGACAACTTGCACTTAATCCAGTAACAACAGTTGCTCCAAGAGATACCCCTGTTGTTGCAGTAAATCGAGTAATAGAAGCAGCAGTAGAACCAAACGCCCACACTTCGCCCGTTGTTGCTACATAGACCAATCCTAATGCACCAGCAACAGATGTTGTGCTTAAAATAAGTGATGTTAAAGTATTATAAGCTACAACTGTTCCTGTTGTAGTATAAGCCACAAAAATTATATTACTTCCTGGAATTTTAACTATAGCAGAACCCCCATTTGAACTAGTAAATTCATTTTGAACGTAAGGAAATGATTGACCACCACCGCCATAAATCGGAATGTTTAATGTCGCACCTGTTAATGTTGCTGCTCCACTTGTACCCGTAGTTGTTAGGGTGATGGCATCTTGCTTGCCGTTGAATGTTGTCCAATCAGCTGTGCTCAATGCACCTCTGTTGGCAGCACTTGCCGTTGGTAGGTTGAAGGTATGCGTTGAGCCTGAAGATGAAATAGCGAAGTCAGTACCACTTGTGCCAACTGCAAAATTCTGAACTTGAGATGTTAATCCATTTAAGGAATTTAGCCCAGTTGAAAATGTGGTTATCACTTGACATAAATGACCATTTTCAGTATGTAGTTCAATCGTTTTACCTGATGTATTTACAAATACTCTTAGTGCTAATCTATCAGTTACTGCAAGGGTTGTAGCTGGTACTGCCAATGCAGTAAAGTAAGCATCTAATGTAGTGCCGTTTGTAATACCTTCAGGTGTTGCTGAATCATTTGCAATTGATGTGA